CGGTGAGATGACTTTGCCATTTTTGTGGCCAAAGAACTGGATTTCTACTATTTCCAATCAAGATTTCACAGATCTTGGACGGTTGAGATTCCAAGTGGTTGTACCTTTGCAATCTGCGAACGGTGTATCAACTGCTGGAGTAACAGTATCGACATATGCTTGGGCAGAGAATGTTATTTTGAGTGGTCCAACGTCTGGTCTAGTTATGCAATCTGATGAGTACAGTATGGATTCTGTTTCATCCGTAGCATCTGCTGTTTCTAATGCTGCTGGTTCTCTTTCTCGAGTCCCACTTATTGGGAGCTTNATGACTGCCACGCAGATTGGTGCNAACACAGTGGCTTCAGTTGCTGCATCTTTGGGTTTTTCAAATCCACCAGTTATTGAAGATACCAAACCNGTCAAGAATCAAGGTATTCCACAATTGGCAGCNCCAGAACTTTCTTATCCTATTGAGAAATTGACGATTGATCCAAAGAATGAACTCACTGTTGATCCTGGCGCTCTTGGTCTGCCCAATCATGATGAATTGAGCTTACAACATCTGTCTTCAAAAGAGGCATATGTTTGCACATTCAATTGGTCAACTGCAGATTCTGCTGATGCTCTTTTGTTTAGCTCAGCTGTCACACCAGAGACTTTCGATAGTGATGCAGCTACCAACGCTACACTCTTCATGACTCCAATGTGCTGGTTAACCACCATGTTTGCCAATTGGCGAGGTGATATTATCTATCGGTTTAGATTTATTTGCACACAATACCACAGAGGTCGAGTGCGTATCATTTATGATCCCTCGGCTAGTGCTGCATCTAATATCTTGAACAATACATCGACTCAGTCGACAGTGTTTAACGAGATTATTGACCTTACCAAAGATACAAACATTGAAGTGAGGATTCCTTATCAACAAGCACTTGCTTGGTGTAATACCTTCAATCCCATCGCTCAGGCACAAGTTCCATTCACTATTGGCAACGGCACAACTTTCAAGCATGTACCTAATGTCACGAACGGAATGTTCGCAGTAAGAGTTGTTACTGGTCTCACTGCACCTGTTGCTTCATCCACTATTCAAGTGATTGTTTCTGCGAGAGGGGCTGATAATTTGGAGTTTGGTGTACCAAACGATATTTTCCCGGCTTATTCTTACTTTGCACCCCAAAGTGACGAATACGAAGAGACTGAAAGCACACAGGTCATTGCTGGTCATTCGCCACCCACTGTAGATCCTAACAGATATTTGATCAATTTTGGAGAACAAATTGTTTCTCT